CGCATTGCGTCAACAGGATGTTCTAACGTCTAACGCTATGACCCCAGACCGAGCAGAAGACTTAAATCTTCGCATTGATAATGCAGATTCGATGGATGCATTATTGGATGTACTTCGCTCACAATAATTCCGTTCATAGTCACTTGGAGGTGACGATATGGCTAACGCCTACGTATCAACAGGTTCGTCCTCATTAGGAGGAACCGCTGGTTCTGCTGGTTTAGTACAGAAGGCGTATGACCGTCTTCTTGAATTCGCTCTCCGTTCAGAACCCCTAATTCGTTCTGTTGCAGATAAGCGTCCAGCAAGACAAGCAATTCCAGGTTCAACAGTTGTTCTACAACGCTATGTTGACCTATCTGCTGCAACTACAGCCCTCACTGAGGATGCTGACCCAGATGCAGTAGCAATGTCCACACCAACCTCTGTAACTATTACTCTTAACGAGTATGGTAACTCAGTGTTGGTAACACGTGCGTTGGAACTATTCAGCCTTGCTGATGTAGACCCAGCAATCGCAAACATTATTGCATTCAACCTTGCAGATTCTATTGACTCTATCGCAATGACAACATTGCGTGGCGGTTCAAACGTAATCTACTCAGGTTCAACTGCAACTTCAACAGCAACAGTTACTGCTGCTGCTACACTTTCATCTGCAAACCTACGCAAGGCAGTAGCAAAATTACGTGCTAACAAGTCTATTGCTCGCAAGGGTAGCCTATACTGGTGTGGTATCCACCCAGAAGTTTCACACGACCTTCGTGCTGAGACAGGTTCAGCAGGATGGTTGCTTCCTAACCAATACGGCTCTGCACAAGACCGTATCTGGGCAGGAGAAATCGGAACTTACGAAGGTGCATACTTCGTAGAGTCTGCACGTCTGTACAATGCTACTGACGGTTCTTCATCTGCACGTGTTTATCGTACAATTCTTGCTGGACAGCAAGCATTGGCCGAGGCCGTAGCAGAAGAGCCACACGTAGTTATCGGACCAGTAGTTGACAAGTTAATGCGTCACCGCCCAATGGGTTGGTACGGCGTACTTGGCTTTGCACGCTACCGTGAAGAGGCACTATACAGAATCGAATCAGGTTCTTCAATCGCTTAGTTGATTGACGGTAGGGCTAGGGGAAACTCTAGCCTTACAGTAAGTTCATTAAGGAGAACAATGGCAGATTATGTTTTTAAAACACCTACAGTCCGAGAAGGACCAGCAGGTAAACATAGATTATTTTACTTCTATAAACTAGATAGAGGTATCAGTATTGCTAAGAGTGGCGGAGTATATTCAAGAGTTCGCTATGTTCTTGATGAGGCAATAGATGATTACCAAGAGTTCTATATTGGTGGACATAATCATATAGTTAACGATGCTACCAAAGCAGCACTAATTGCTGGTGGCGTAGGAGTAACAGAAGCAAACTTTACAGCAGTATAAGGGGATATATGAAACACTGGGAACATCATCCAGTTGCAATTGATGGATGTTTTGGATGTAAAGGTTTAGGGCTTCAGATGAACTCTGGAGATGCTAAGAGAGATATTTCAGATAAGAAATGGACATCTGAATTACAGGCCTATAGAGATGCAAGAGCACAAGGAATACAACCAGCAGGAACAACTATGCGTCACGTACAGGAAGCGCATAGGGCTTCAGAAGTATTAGGTAAAGCGTATGATGCGGACACTATGCCTAAGACTAAAGATATAACTCCAAAAGCCGCAACCATAATGAAAGAGATAGGACAAATATAATGCCAAAAGTAGGAATGAAAGAGTTTGCTTACACAGCAAAAGGTATGGCAATGGCAAAGAAAGAAGCCAAGAAGACAGGCAAGCCAATGAAGAAGGCTGTTAAGAAGACAATGAAGAAAGCAACAAAGAAGAAGTAATATGGACAAGATGTATGATGTCCCTAAGAAAAAAATTAAAAACCTAGACCCTAAGTTTAGTGTAACCGTGCCAGGTGAGGGACCTATGCGTAAAATTGCTAAACTTCCAAAAAGTGAACAAGCACGTATGGAAAAAGCCCTTGCGGACCTTATGAAAAAGCGTGCTGCTGAATCAAAACGTACTGGTATGTGGCCAAATTACTATACTAATTAAGGAAATATAATGTCATCGGGTCAACGCAAGCGTCACGACGGTTGGAATAAATCAATTATGCGGGACGGTTTAATTGTTATTCTCCGCAAAGATGGACGGGAAAAAACCCGCCTTGACCCAAAGACTAAAGAACAAACAAAGGGGAGCAAATGAAGAAAGCATTTTGGGATAAGAAGAACCCTAAAAAAACTTCTAAGAAATTAACACCAGCACAAAAAACTGCCGCTAAAGCAAGGGCTAAGAAGGCTGGTAGACCATATCCAAACCTCGTAGATAATGCTGCGGTGGCAAGGAAAAAGAAGTGAAAGACCCAAGATTAGAAAGAATTGGTGTATCTGGTTTTAATAAACCAAAGCGTACACCTAAGCATCCTACTAAATCACACGTAGTTGTGGCTAAAGAAGGAAGTAAAGTTAAGACTATTCGCTTTGGACAACAAGGCGTAACTGGTGACAGGCAACCTACTGCAAGACAAAAATCATTTAAGGCTCGTCATCGTAAAAATATTGTTAAGGGTAAAATGAGTGCAGCCTATTGGGCGGACAAGGTTAAGTGGTAATATGAGTACCAAGGGGACAAAAGATTCAGTAGCAGTTGTATGGTGTGACAACGGTATGGTTGATGGCAAGTTTATGCAAGGCGTAACAGATGTAATGTTAAAGTCTGGTGTAGAGTTTGCAACATCGCTACGGAGTCAGGGTAACCAGATTGCTAGACAAAGACAAACAGTATTTGATTACTGGTTTGATAAGACTGATTACGAATGGCTACTATGGGTAGACTCAGATGTAGTAATTAGTCCAGAGAAGTTTAGATTATTATGGGATAACAAGGATGCTGAAAAGCGTCCAATTATTACTGGAATATATTTTACTACAGATAATCCAGAAGAACCTTTAATGATTCCAATGCCTACAATCTTTAACTTTATAGTTGGAGATGAGGGTGGGTTTGGATTAACCAGAGTTCACCCAATGCCAGTAAATCAACTAATTAAGGTTGATGCGGCGGGTATGGGATTTGTATTGATGCACCGCAGTATCGTGCCAAAGGTTCGTGAAGTATCCCAAGACGGACAAATTTTTATGGAAATGGGTAGGGGAACTAAATTATAACGCATTCTTTGGTAAACCTAAGGAAGAGCCTAAGTCAAAACTTATCACCCCTGATAAGAAAATCATTACACCTAGATAGGATAAACAATGCCAACAGGTACCGCAGGTAGCACTCTATGTGCTGAATTAAATCGCCTAGCCAATGGTGGAACTTACCCAGCAATAACAGTATTTCTTGATGAACAAGGTGCTGCTAATAAATGGGCTAGTACATCAGGGCTTGGAATAATTGGAGCCTTAAATAAAAAGGCAAGTGCTGGTAGAGCACCTTCTGCTTATAAAGATTTAAATGGTATCTGTAATGAACTTGCTGGAACTACTGGCAAATCAGCATTAAGGAGCATAGCCTCTTGACAACTACATTAACAGATTTAATCAATGAAGTTCAGATTAACCTTGCAGGTTATACGTATCAGCAAGATAGAGCAACACACTTAACTAGTGCTGTTACTACCTTAACATCCCCGTCTACATCTCCCACTATATTATCTTTAGGTTCGACTGAGAATCTAGGTAAGGGTGTAGTTGAGATCGATGAGGAGTTACTATGGGTAGATTCGTTTGACCGTATTGCTAACACAGCAACTGTATCTCCATATGGTAGAGGTTATCTAGGTACTACTGCTGCTACACACACAGTAGATACCAAGGTTACTATCTCACCTACATTCCCACGTTATGTTATTAAGAAGGCTATTAACGATACTATCAATGCTGCTGGTTCTACTATATTTGCAGTTAATGTAACTACCTTCACATTCAATGCTGCTCAAACAACCTATGATTTTGATGGATTAAATATCCAAAACATTCTTTCAATTATGTGGCAATCAGTTGGTCCATCTCTTGAATGGATTCCTGTGCGTCGTTGGTCTTGGGATTCTAAAGCAGATGCTACAGCATTTGGTGCTACTTCCCAAACAGTAACCATTGGAGATTATATTACTCCTGGTAGAACTGTTAAGGTTGTGTACTCAACTGACCCAGTTCCATTTACTACTAATGCTCAAGACTTCTCAACACAAACTGGACTGCCAAACTCTTGCAAAGATGTAATCGTATTGGGTGCTTCTTATCGTTTGCTTACCTACCTTGACCCTGCACGTGCTGCTCAAGTTAGCCCACAGGCAGACGAAACAGATAGCAAACGTCCTTATGGTGCTTCACAAACTGCAACAAAACAACTATATGCTCTCTATACACAACGCCTCAACGAGGAAACTCAAAGACAGCAAACTGTC